AAGGGTTTGAGGACTTGGATGGAAAAGGCAAGCCTACCGGCGTTGCTCTGCCGTACGTGGTGACTATTGATAAGTCCTCGAGCGAGATTCTCGCCATCCGCCGTAACTGGTATGAAGCAGACTCGCTCCACATAAAGCGCCAGCACTTCGTACACTACCAATATATTCCCGGATTTGGCTTCTACGGCTACGGCTTGATTCACCTGATTGGGGGGTACGCTAAGTCTGCGACGATGATTATTCGTCAGTTGGTGGACGCTGGCACGCTATCTAACCTGCCCGGCGGCCTGAAGTCGCGTGGCATGCGTATTAAAGGTGACGATACTCCAATCTCTCCGGGCGAATTTCGGGACGTGGACGTGTCCAGCGGCTCTATCCGCGACAACATCCTTCCCCTGCCTTACAAAGAGCCAAGCCAAGTTCTATTTGCGCTGTTCCAGAACATCGTGCAAGAAGGTCGTGCGTTCGCCTCCGCAGGTGACTTGAAGATCAGCGATATGTCGGGCTCAGCCCCCGTTGGTACGACTCTCGCGCTGTTGGAGCGTACGCTCAAGGTGATGTCCGCTGTGCAGGCTCGCTTGCACTACGCGATGCGCCAAGAGTTCAAGCTGCTCAAGGTTATTATTCGCGACTACACTCCTGACGAGTACACATACGAGCCGGTTGAAGGCAGCCGTATGGCCAAGCAGAGTGACTATGACATGACTGAGGTCCTGCCTGTTAGCGACCCTAACGCCGCGACCATGGCCCAGAAGGTTGTCCAGTACCAAGCAGTGATCCAGTTGGCCCAGCAGGCTCCGCAGTTGTACGACCTGCCACTACTACACCGTCAGATGATTGAGGTGTTGGGGGTGAAGAACGCCTCTAAGCTCGTACCGTTGGAAGATGACCTGAAGCCGGTTGACCCCGTGCAGGAGAACCAGAACATCCTGATGGGCAAGCCGGTCAAAGCGTTTATCCAGCAGAACCACGAGGCGCACATCGCGGTACACATGGCGGCCATGCAGGACCCGAAGATCATGAAGATTGTTGGACAGGGCCCAATGGCGCAGCAGATTCAGGCTTCTCTGTTGGCGCACGTCAACGAGCACGTTGCCTTTGAATACCGTAGACAGGTAGAGACCGAACTCGGCCTGCCAATGCCTACCAAAGAAGAAAACGAGAACATGGACGAGGCTACCGCGTCACAAGTTGCCCAGTTTGCAGCCAAAGCGTCACTCCGTCTCCTACAGCGGGACCAAGCCGAAGCCGCAACCGAGCAAGCTCAACAACAGCAGCAAGACCCCGTCATTCAGATGCAGCAGCAAGAATTACAGATCAAGCAGCAAGAATTGAAGATGCGTGAGAAGAAGGTGTTGATTGACGCCTCAGAAGCCGCGGACAGGTTAGAGCTGGAGCGCGAGCGTATCGCCTCACAAGAACGTATAGCTGGCGCACAGATAGGGGCGCGTATCCAGTCGGACAAAGAGAAGCTACGCGCTAAAGAGCAGGTCGATGGCGCCCGCATCGGAGTAGATGTTGCCAAGGCTAAAGATCAGATGGCAATGCAAACACGTAACAAGGAGTAATACATGGACCCCCGGAAAATAACAGAATACCTACTGACTGAGATACGCGAGTCATCGGCGTCTCACCAAGTTTTTATACTCTCCGGGCGTCCTAAAGATCATGCTGAGTACCAGCATGTCTGCGGAGTGATCCGAGGTTTAGCTACCGCAGAATCCATAGTGAGAGACCTTGTGCAAAAACTGGAGCAATCTAATGACGACTGAGTTTGACGCCTCTGCAATCGACTTATCTAAAATTCTGGATAAGACGGCTGAGCAAAAAGCAAAACAGCTACCCGACCCTAAAGGATTCCGCATATTGTGTGTTGTCCCCGAGGCAGAAGACTCATACGAGAGTGGCATTATTAAAGCTGACTCTTCTAGGCACCACGAAGAGGTTCTGACACCTACTTTGTTTGTTGTGAAGCTCGGCCCTGATGCCTACAAGGACGAGAAGCGTTTTCCAAGCGGCCCAAGCTGTAAAGAAGGTGACTTTGTCATTGTTCGACCTAATTCAGGCACCCGCTTGAAGATTCACGGCCAAGAGTTCCGCATCATTAACGATGACGCGGTTGAGGCTGTAGTTGAAGACCCGCGTGGTATTACGCGTGCATCGTAAGGATTAATATATGCCAAACAGAACTGATGACGAATACGTCTTCCCCGACGAGGAATCCAAGAAAGTAGAAGCTCTTGAGGATGATGAGCTTGAAATCGAGATCGAGGATGATACCCCCAAAGCCGACCGTGGCCGCGTAGTCGCTGAACCACCTGCAGAGGTTACAGATGACGAACTGTCTGAGTACGACGAGAAGGTACAGAAGCGCTTAAAGAAGTTTACGCGTGGGTACCACGACGAACGCCGTGCAAAAGAAACAGCGTTCCGTGAGCGTCAGGCCGCAGAGGATTTCGGCAAGCAGATGTTCGCGGAGAATAAACGTCTCCAAGAGCAACTCGCTACCGGCAGTCAAGCCTATATTAGTCAGTCCAAAGAAGCAGCAGAGTCTGCGCTTCAGGTAGCACGTAAGAAATACCGCGATGCCTTTGAGGCGGGCGATGCCGATCAAGCCGTTACTGCACAGGAAGAAATCTCTCGTGCAATGATGAACTTTGACCGCGCTACCAATATGCGGCCTATCGAGGTCCAAGAGCGTCAGATGCCAGTTTCGGCTCCGCCGCAGCCAGTTGTTGACAGCCGTTCAGAGGACTGGCAAAATGACAACGAATGGTTTGGGAAGAACCGATCTATGACAGCATTCGCCCTCGGGTTGCACGCTGAGTTAGTAGAAGAGCAAGGTGTCGACCCATCCACTGACGAATACTACGACGCTATCGATAAAACGATGCGTCAAAAATTCCCCGAGCAATTCGGGAGCGAAGAGGTTACTAGAACGCCTCCCCAAAGTTCTGACCCGGCAGAAGAGGAAACTCCGCGCCGTGCACAAAAACCCGCTGCAGTGGTTGCCCCGGCAACTCGTAGCACCCCACCGAACCGCATACGCTTGAAAAAGTCTGAGGTAGATGTAGCCCGCCGCTTAGGTGTGCCGATCGAACTCTATGCGAAACAGGTTGCTAAATTGAAGAATGGAGCTTAAATATGGCTGATACAAAAACACGCGACTCGTCGCAAGACCGTACCCCCCGTGACCTCGATACGCGAACCCAGTTTGCGCGTCCAGAGGCTTGGCGTGCCCCAGAGACGCTACCCCATCCAGACCCCCGTCCGGGTTGGGCTCATAGGTATGTTCGACTGAGTACGCTTGGTGTCGCCGATCCAAGCAATATTTCTTCAAAGCTTCGCGAAGGATACGAACCCTGCAAGGCAGAAGAATATCCCGAGCTTATGATGCACGCGTCAACCGATAGCCGCTTTGCTGGCGGCGTCGAAATTGGCGGATTGTTATTGTGCCGTATCCCCGAGGAGTTCATGAAGCAACGAAGCGCTCACTACGCTCGCCAAAATCAGGCTCAAATGGATTCAGTAGATAACAGTTTTATGCGAGACAACGACCCGCGTATGCCTCTGTTCTCAGAGCGCAAAACAAAGGTTTCTTTTGGTTCTGGTTCTTAATTTTAGGAGTCCTTAAATGGCAACTACCGCTTCTCCATACGGTCTAAAACCCGTAAAGCGCGCCGACGGCATGGCTTATGCTGGCGCAACTTCACAGTACTTGATTGATCCCGCTGGTGAGGCCACAAACCTCTTCTACGGTCAAGTAGTACACGTTGGTGTTGATGGTTACATCGCACTGTCAACCGCCACTGGCGCTGACGGCACTACTAACGCTCTTCCTACAGGCACCACGCTAACTGGTTCTTTGGGTGTGTTCGTTGGCTGTGAGTACGTTAACGCACAAGGTCAAATCATCAATGCTCAGTACTACCCCGCTGGTACCGCTAACGGTGGTGAGATCAAGGCTTTTGTTGTGGATGATGCAAACGTATTGTTCCAAGTTCAGATGGACGGCGTAATCGACCAATCTGACATCGGTGCAAACACGTTCTTCGCTGCGGCTCAGAGCGGCTCTACGGGTTCTACTCGTACGGGTAACTCTACTAGCGCTGCTGAGTCAACGACTGTAACTACTACCGCTGCCTTCCGTATTGTGGCTGCTGTTTCACCTATTGGTGACGCATTCCCAGACGTGTTGGTCAAATTCAACCCCGGTTACAGCAGCTCCACAAACGCTGTTGGCCTGTAAGGAGTACTAAAAAATGGCAATTTCACGCGCACAACTACTTAAAGAGTTGTTACCGGGTTTGAACGCATTGTTCGGCATGGAATACGCTCGCTACGGCGAAGAGCACAAAGAGATTTACGAAACTGAATCTTCAGAGCGCTCATTTGAAGAAGAGACCAAGTTGTCAGGCTTTAGTGCCGCCCCAGTCAAGGCTGAAGGCGCTGCTATCTCCTACGACAATGCGCAAGAGGCATGGTCTACTCGTTACAGCCACGAGACAATCGCACTGGGCTTCTCCATCACTGAAGAAGCTGTTGAAGACAACTTGTACGACAGCCTGTCTGCTCGCTACACCAAGTCTTTGGCACGTGCCATGTCTTACACCAAGCAAGTTAAAGCAGCAGCTACCCTGAACAACGGTTTCAGCAGCTCATACTTGGGTGGTGACGGCGTAGCTCTGTTCTCAACAGCGCACCCGACCGTTGGCGGTGGTACTAACTCCAACGCCCCATCAGTTGGCGTCGATTTGAACGAGACTTCTTTGGAAGCCGCCGTTATTCAGATCGCTGCTTGGACTGACGAGCGTGGTCTGTTGATCGCTGCTAAGCCTGTTAAGTTGGTGATTCCACCTGCCTTGATGTTTGTTGCAGATCGTCTGTTAAAGACCGAAATGCGCGTCGGCACTGCCGATAACGACATCAACGCGTTGAAGAACATGGGCTCAATACCCGGCGGTTCTACTGTGAATCACTTCTTGACGGATACCAATGCTTGGTTTATCTGTACCGATGTTCCTAACGGTTTGAAGCACTTTGTGCGTACTCCGATGGCAACGTCTATGGACGGTGACTTTGATACTGGTAACGTACGTTACAAGGCCCGCGAGCGTTACAGCTTCGGCTGGTCTGATCCCTTGGGCATGTGGGGTTCGTCAGGTAGCTAATTAGGGTTTACCCTAGTTGATTAAGGGCTCCTTCGGGGGCCCTTTTTCTTTGTGTGATGTTCGTCATGGTGGTGTACGCGGTGGCAGTTAGCGCATAGGGGCACACACTTCTTGATCTCTTCACGAGCTGCGGCGTACCGTCTGTTCCCTACAAGCACATGCACGCTGGCTGTTTTGGTATTGGGGTCTACGTGGTGGAAGTCAATAACTGCGGGATGACTAAACCCACAGATTGCGCACGACAGTGAAGCCCTGTAGCTAGCCCACTCAGCTTTTTCCCTTCGATGTTGCGCCGTAGTACGCGCTATTGAAAGCTCTTTGTTGTTGGCATAGTACCGAGCGGAGTACTCGCGTTGCTTTCGCCTGCGTTCATCGG